TGGTTTCCGTTTCACTCTCATCGAGCATACCCAGCCCACAGTGGGCGAGTACAGTGCGCCTAATAGCCTTGGTTGTAGCTTTGAGTATGGCATTTGCGAGTACATCGCCTTTAAGCGAACCGATGGAGACTGCACCCTGATTCTCCGATACACGCCCATCTTTACCCGTACATCTCGTGGATACCAAATAGATGTCGTCAACCTTTTCACGGTGCGTAATTTGCGTTGATAGCCCATGTATCGCACATAGCTGTTGAGTGGCGCTGGCGTTTGCATAGAGAACCTCTTTCCCGTTAAGTCGTAATAAATCGAATGGTTTAGCTGCTGGGTCTAGTCCGGCTTGCTGGCATCGGTAGTTGTAATACATAACCTTTTGCTCAGGCTTTAGCTTAGATAAGTCCCCATTGATAACCAATGACTCAATTACTGCTGGGTCTAAGGCAATCGGTGGTGCGGTGTTCTTTACTTGAATTTGCGACATTTGTTTAATCCCCTTTAGGTAAGTTCCTACGTGCTTCATTTAACTAAAAACCTTCTACTGCCTGACTGCTCAACTACAAACTTCTCGTACACTTCTGGCATCGCCTGTTTGAATAGGTCTGCCGAGAATCGTTTAGACGCTTTAGCACTGCGCCATGTGGCTAGTATCTCTCCAGCCGGTGTCATTAGGTCTGAAGCGGTTTGCATATAGCCTTGAACGACACCTTGTAACTTGTCTTCCTGTTCCTCAAGAAGTTTGATTTGCGTCTTGACATCTTTGAGTTGCTGGCACATCACTTCCACGTTGCGGTTAGCAATCATGGTAGCCCCATCATCTTGCTTCCACAGTAGCCTAGCGTCCTCTGAGCTCTCAGGAAGTGGCGGGTTCTTCGCTTGGATATGCCCCCACAGTTCAGCCAATGTCCTTATGAGCTGGTCTTTCTGCTCTTGGCTTACATTGACGGGAAAGCAACAAAGTTCCTGACCCCCAAATAAAACCCCTAAAACTACTTGGTCAACGTTATGCACAGTAGCTTCATGGATACATTGAGCTAAGTCTGCTGGCGGTATAAAGTCCGTACCATCATCACCAAACTTATTCCGCACTCCAGCGTTGTAGTTCTTAACCTCTACAAGTACCTTGGCATCTGCTGAGATGAAGTCAAAGTGTGATTTGATATAGGACTCTTTTGGGTGCGTTAAGGCATAGTCCGCTTCTTTCAGTTCCATGCCTAGTTTCTGCCCTACATAGCGTCCAATCGTATCCTGTAAGCGCTTGCCCCACTGCACAGCTTCAATGTGGTCTAGGTTCTCGATTGTCTTTTCCCCAATCTTTTCAAGATAAACCTCACCAGCTCGACCATTGGCAATCTTGCGGGAGTCCCCACTCCACAAAGCCGAGCGCCTATTCTCAGGGCTAAAGTCATCACTCATCTGAAAAGTCCATCATCTTGATAATTACGTGGAATACCCACGCAAAGAGTAGTAAGGATAAGTACATCATAGGTGTTCCACCAATCGTTTAATGATGTCTTTTAAGTGGCTAATGTCTAGCTCTAAAAAGGCGTTCTTTTCTTTTTGGTCTTTGAGATAGCCCTCTAGCTGTCTAATCTCATCTCGCATAATCTCTAGCGTATTGTCTTTACGCTCAAGCTCTTTCTCATACTGAGTCCATTGGTCAAATATTTCTGGCTTGAGAGTTTTTACAACATTATTCTTACTACCTCTAGGGCGACCTCGACCCTTTACCATTTTTACAGTGCTTTTCATACAATCCCCTTGTTAAGTTAAGCGTGTGCTACCTTGTTGAAAACCTTATCCAGCCATCCGTCGTCATCTGTTGGGTGAATCGGCACATAGAATCTAGCTTCTAGTCCACAACCGCTAAAGTGCGATTGTCTAGCATCAGTGGCTAATAGCTTACGCATAGCGCCATTGACGGGATTGACGATAACGCTATTAGGGTGCATACATACCCCATGGCTAGGCGCATCTTCTGACTCTCCACTCGGTAGAGATAGGTACTTACAATCAATACATAACTTCATACTTCCCCCTTTTTAGGTAGTTAGGTTAAATAGATATTAGGTATTTACTATTGATATGTCAAGAGGGTGTACCTCAATTCCATAATGGGCTCGCTGGCGGGTAATGTACTTCTGATTACGTGTCGGCGGAGTCCAGCCTAGTTTTTCCCATGTGCGCCATAAATTGGTCTTGCTTGAATGTATGTATGGACGACCATCTAGTAAGGTCTTAGGTACTTCTGTCTGTACGTCTTCAACTACTTTTATTTTTGCGTTGGTCTTAGGCATCTGTTTACTCCCTGTGCATAATTTTGGTTTATTAAACTAATGGAATCTATCCGAATGTTAGGGTAAATACCTAGCGCATCTGCCCTAGCCTCATCAGGATTATGACCAAAAACTGTAATAGAGCAAGGCAAGCCGTGAGAGTTGCGATACTCCACTAGATACTCATTAAGGTATTCATTCATAGATTTAATCGCTCAATGCTGGCATAAAAACATTACTCTTGTTTTCATTGATTACTTCTTCAATGGCGTGAGTATCTTCTTCGCCATAAACTACTTTTTCTGTTTCATAATCACCATTAGCCCATTTTTTATAAGCGTTTTTTTCGGCATCATATTCGCTTATTGCATCTACTTCGATTGTGTAAATTGTGGTTTCATTCCTAGCAATTAAAACTTGATACTTTTTCATAAATCCCCCCAAATAGTTAAATGGACTTGCTAGCTGGTGCGTTAGTCATCATAGATAGCGCTTTTTTAGCCCTCTCGTACCGCTTTAATAGCGCCTTTGAATTGCGTATATCGTCAGTCATTGGCTCCAACCATGAGCCGTCTTCAACGTAGCGATTCGACGATTCAGTTAATAGTCTTAATTGCTCCACAATCTCATTCATTAGGTCGTTTCTCATATATCCCCCAGTCAGTTATAAAAAGGGTCAACGCCGGTCAAAAACTCGGCAACGGCGTATCCACCCAATACGGCAAACATACAAAATAAAATGAATACTACTAATAGGCTTAATAATCTAATCATCATGGACTCACTAGCTGGTAATGTAATAGCACTCGATAGCCGTTTTAACCATATCCACGGCGCTCTCAGAATGACCGCCAATGTGCCATTCCTTTATATCGTCAAGGTCTAATCCATCACTCCCGCAATAGTTTTTACCGTCCTTATAGTTATAAATCGTCGCTATTGTGCCGTCTGAAAATTGAATATCCCATTCGGCGTCAGTTTTATAGTTGTCGCAATTTTCAGGATTAGGCATCCCAAAAACCTCTACCAAATCGGCATAATTAGCTTCAATGTACCCTTGCAAGCTGGTACCGGTTACGCTCACGTTATCAGTCTTAAATTGCATAAATCCCCCATTAAGTGTTAGGTAATGATTAGCAAGTGCCAATCCCTAAACCGGCTTAATTAAACCGGCTTAGAGTAAGCGCTTTATGCCGGCTCTACTGTAATCTCTGAATCATCTAGCTTTATGCCATATTCCTCAAAATAGAGCGCTTTTATCCAATCCCGATATTCCCGCTCATTACGGGAATAGTGGTTATTACCCGCAAATTCAATTTTTACAACGCTGAAATACTCTGTTAGTTCCATATATCCCCCAATTTAAGTAAGTAGCCGGTAAAACGGTACCGGCAAACCGTTTAAAACCACGTTTAAGCAACTTTTAGCTCCTCAGTAAGCTCTTGCCCTATATCCTCATGCTTAACGAGCTTATCGAGGATTTTCTGAGCTTCGGCGCTTGCTTTTAGAATTGCTTTGCTATCCGCTTTTAATACCTTGAGCCATGAGCCCAAATAATTAGCATGTTGCAATTTGCCGTCAATACGCAAGTGAGCGCATAACATGGCGCTCCCGAGCTCCGCCACTAATTCCTCAAAGGCGTAGGCATTGTCCCCAAATCGTTTAGATTTAGAAAAATCTCTATCTAAGCGGGATTTATGCCCCGTCCAATGGCTCAGCTCATGTAAAACCGTGCTGTAATAATCGGCGTTAGTATTGAAAGCCGTTTTCTCGGGTAATTGAATAAAATCAGAATCCGGCGCATAAAAAGCGCTATTTCCGCCGTGTTTGATAGTAGCGCCAGTGCTAGCAATAAAGCGCTCACATTCCTCGAGTGACTGAAATTCATCAACGGTTACGGGCTCAATGTCATCTACTGGCAAACCGTCGATAAAATCCGCATTGAATACGGTATAGGTTTTAAGCATTGGTATCACTTTTGAATCATGTTGCATAGTCTCGGGATTTAAAGCGCCCTGTATTGTCAATGGCTTGTAAAAAATCACTTGTACGCCCTTACCCTTGGCTCGGCTAGTAACTTGAGCGCCCATTTTCTGAGCTTGGGCGTATGTCATCCAAATATTGCTAGAGCCATAAACGCCAGCACTTGAGAGCATGGTGAGCCAAAAGAAATTAGCGCCACGGTAATAAGTGCCACTAGCCGGATTGTGTGGCGCTGACGTATCCACGTTAGACCATGGTTTTACCCATGGAGCGACGCCATTCTCTAATTGAGTAATGATTGAGTCAGTTATCTCTTGAGCTATGTTGCTGTTACTTTTCATATATCCCCCAGTAGGTAAGTTAAGCGCATTAGGTATAGCGCTATATATGAATGTTATGATGTTATATATATGATGTCAATAGGTAATGTACAATTATTTTCTAGGTACTTTCCCTAGTACTAAATATATGTACATATATATATAGTTACAATATAGCTATGGTTAAAATATAGATATAGTTAAAATATAGATATATCTTAACTATAAGTTTTTCATATAGTTAAAAACTTATTACTTAAAATAATTATATTAAAGTTATACTATATTTTATATGTAGATATATAGATTACTATGTAATCTATATATCGTAATATATGATATATCTATATTTAAACTATACATATATTTAAACTATCATATATTATTATGTAATAGTTTATATTAATACCATAACGATTGTGTGTAAGTGATTACTAACGTATATATTCTACATCACGTCCCCCCAGCTTTTCGTTATTCCATTGGGGCATGGGGTAAAAGCTAAGGGAATGGGCACAAAACAATCGTTTATTTTGGGCATGGGACGGTAAGCGCAAAACGTAATCGAAAACACGTTTCGCATGACCAGCGAATGGGACTTGACTTCTTTTTTTGCGTGCCCCCAACGGCTCTCCCCCCATAAAAAATTTATGTTTTTGCTACAATCGTCCTGAGTTCATTTGTATTTCCTTTTGACCACCTCTTGCGGTGGTCTTTTTTTGTCTATAGAATGTTAGAAATATAGAGGAGTAAGTGATGAATATAGAAAAGAACGTACCGATACGAGAAAGAAGGGCTGCTGTAGAGATTCCCTACAACGTCATGGAGATTGGAGATAGCATTTTGGTGACTGGCGCTTCCTTGCAAAACGTCTGTAACCGAAACTGGAGGTGGGGTAAGAAGTTAAATAGAGCCTACATTGCAAGAAAAGAGGGGGATGGGATTCGGGTATGGCGAACAGAATAACCCTCGAGATGGGTGAGGTGATGGAAAAGGCTCGGATGTTTGATGAGCTTTCCCTGTATTCCTACAGGCTAGTCGAGTCTGCAAATAAAGCCATGGTTTTAAATGAAAAGAGTAAAGTGCTCTTAGAGGAATGTTTAAAAGAACTGACATATTTGCAAGAATTGATTGATGGACGACCAGAAGAAGCTGTACCGCATAAGGACCATGTTCAAGACCGAGATGCAAAGAGCCATATCCGCAAGAACGCCAAAGCAAAAAAGGATGATTGCTGATGAGTGGAAGCGTAAGTACTCCGATGTTACCTACGGGGAGCTTATTCGCTTGGCTAGAAACAAGACGGCTCGGCTTAAAGTCGCAGAATGGAACCTAGATGAATTTGATAACGAAAGAAAAAAGCCATGGACTTCAACCTAAAGCAGTTCTACAAGTTCTGCTCGGAACTGAAAATCGAGACCAAAGAGCAAGGCTTACGGAAAATGGATACATTACTAGGAACACAAACCTATGTAATGGACGAGATTGCGAAAGGATTAGCCGATGATGTCCACTTCTTCGTTATTCTTAAAGGGCGACAGCTGGGTATTACCACTATTTCGCTTGCGCTTGACCTGTATTGGCACTTCCTCAACCCGGGGCTGCAAGGAACTCTTACTACAGATACAGAAGAAAATCGAGATATGTTCCGGTCAACTCTCTCCATGTACATGGAGGGCTTACCAAAAGAATTTAGAATCCCACTACTCGCTCACAACCGAAATCAGCTTTCCCTCAAAAACCGAAGCCGACTCTTTTATCAAGTGGCTGGACTTAGAGCAAAAGGCTCACTCGGTCGAGGTAAAGCTATCACCTATTTGCACGGAACTGAAACCAGTTCTTGGGGAGATGAAGAAGGACTAGCCTCATTGCTAGCTTCTCTAGCGGAGAACAACCCCAATCGTTTGTACCTTTTTGAGAGTACGGCTCGTGGCTTCAATATGTTCCACGATATGTACACCACTGCTAAACGGGCAAAGACTCAACGGGCTATTTTTTGTGGCTGGTGGCGCAACCAGTTTTACCAAGCCGACCCAGACTCAGACATCTACAAAGTCTATTGGGATGGAAAGCTAAGTCCTGAAGAAAAAGAATGGACGAAAGAGATTAAGAAGCTCTACAACTTTGAGATTAATTCCCGCCAAATGGCGTGGTGGCGTTGGAAGCTACACGAAGGCATTAAGGACGACGGGCTCATGTACCAAGAGTTTCCGCCTACAGAAGACTACGCCTTTGTGATGACAGGTACGAGCTTCTTTTCAACCAACCGTTGTACGGAAGCTGCTAAAGAAGCAAAGAAATTACAGCCTGACTTTTATCGTTTTTCCATGGGAGCGAACTTTGAAGACACCGTACTACTCAAGAGCACGGAACGCATGGCAACGTTGTCCATTTGGGAGGAGCCGTTGGACACTGCTTATTACGTTATTGGTGCTGACCCCGCTTATGGCTCTAGTGATTGGGCTGACCGCCATTGCATACAAGTGTACCGTTGCTATGCTGACGGTTTGGACCAAGTTGCGGAGTTTGCTACGTCGGAGTTAAACACCTACCAGTTTGCGTGGGTCATCTGCTACCTAGCTGGGGCGTACAAGAACTCTACCCTTAACTTGGAAGTCAATGGTCCGGGTCAAGCCGTCATTAACGAGATACGGAATTTGAAGCGTTACGCTACGTCCTTGGGAGACCAAAAAGGGCGAGACCTATACGCTGTTTTAGCCCATATGCAAAATTACATCTGGCGACGCAACGATTCTTTTGGTGGCTGGTCAAATTCCCTTGGCTGGGTCACGACCTCCGCCTCAAAAGAGAGGATGCTGTCTTACATGAAAGACTTTTTTGAGCGTGGCATGATGAATGTCTATTCCATGGATTGCTTAGAAGAAATGAAGTCCGTGGTTCGTGAAGGTGGCGTTATTGCTGCCATGGGTAGAAACAAAGATGACCGTGTGATTGCAAGTGCCTTGGCTACCGCTGCCTTTGCCGAGCAAGTACAGCCCCGACTGATTAACCAACGAGTCACTCGGATGACCAATAAGCCACTGGATAATCTTGAGCCTGACCAGATTGCTGTCGGTAAGAATGTAGCCAATTACTTAAAACGCATAGGAATGTACGGAAATGCCTAGTTTTAAAGACATCACAGTTGTTGCCATTCACGGAAATGGTGGTATTGAGCGTGAGATTCCAAGCCTCATGCACAACCTCAAAGCATTGCCGGGCTCTCAGGGCTTGATTGTGACTGATAAGTTAGTAGATACAAACATACGACAAGTGCACCTTGCCCAAGGTTTTGACTATTTAGGATTTCAAGACTACTTGGTGTACTGCCTATTCCAGCACATTGATACCGAGTATGCGTTGATTACCCAGTCCGACGGGTGGATTTTAAACGCTGATAACTGGCGGGACGAGTGGTTTGAGTACGACTTTATTGGTGGCTATACCCACGCAGCATGGTCGCCTTCCGACAATAGTTACAGAATGTTCTATTCGTGGGTCGGGATGCCTGACCAGATGGTTGTCCAAAACGGTGGGTTTTCCCTAAGAAGCAGACGTTTCCTAGAAGCCCCGACTAAATACGGCATTGTCAAACACATCAAAAAACACGCTATGCTCAACAACGAGGATATTCAACTCTGTTGCTGGATGCGCCCCGGTTTAGAGAAAGTCGGCATGAAATATGCGCCAAAAGAAGAGTCGATGCTCTTTTCTTTTGAGCACTTGTCCCCCATATTGCATAAGGACATTGATTTACACAAAGTATTCGGGCAACACAGCCGTTTTCGCAGACTCACCGGGGAAAAGAAGATGGACTGGGAGATGCCCGAAGAAATGTTCCAGCAAATCCCGTGGGAAGACCGTATCTATCAACTTTTTGAACACTACGGTTACGAGATATGCAAAAAGTAAGAACTAAAGCCGAGCTTATGCGCCAGATGAAGCGCTTTTTTGCTGACCATGACCGTGGCATTAGCATAGCCTTATTTGCAGACCTTTGTGGGGTTAGTGATAGCTCACTTAAAAAAGTCTTTATCTACGAAACTGAACCATTCTCTGAGCGCCTACAAATCCGTGTGGATAAGGCGTTAACCCACTTTATGAATGGCGAAGTCGCCATTATGCGTAACCGTTACAACGGCAAGAAGCGAGTAACTTACAAAGAAAAGCCAGAGCCCAAGGCTAGGCGCAGTTTTCAGTTAACCGTGGACGGTAAAGAGATTAAGTTAAAGGTCGGATTAAAAGCCCGTGGCGACTACTCTGACCCACACCTAGATGAATTGCTCAAATGATGAAAGGGGAATAATATGGCGGTAAAGAATGATTACAAATGCGATGTTCATGGATTTTTTGAGTCCACGAAACCGATTTGTCCACATGGTTGCGATACAGTACAAGTAGTATTTTTGCAGCCAGTCGGTCTAAAATCGGATAGGACCAAAAATAATGACCGCACTGTACAGCAACTAGCAATGGACTTTAATATGAGCGACATTAAATCCGTAAGAGAAGGTGAAGCCCAGCCACCACGGTTTGCACCGAAGCAACCCGATAATCCATTTGCTGTTCGTTGGGGTGCTCCGAACCAAATTAGCCAGTTTAATACTCAGTCGATTAATGGCGAAATGGTCAATGGCTTACAGGCTGTCAAGTCTTCTACGACTCTGAAGGGTCCTAAAACTGCCTCGTATATTGCTGACCATCAGAATCTAAGCATAAAGGATGCCTCGTGAAAATCCCAAGTAATGACGTTGAACGTGAACTGTTCTACATTAACCTAGCCTTTAAATGCAATGTTACACGTGAAACACGTCGCTCGGACTACATGGTGCAACGCTCGTTTTACCTTTTTGGTAGCGAGCCCGAGGAACCACCAGCCTTATACAACAAGATTTATCCGCACATTGACCAGCTTGCGAGCTTTATTTACTCAGCAGAAACTACCCGTTTTTCAATTAACTTAGGTGCTGCCGTCCCGCCAGCTGAACACCACAAGATTCCCGTACTGACAAAGGCGCTTAACAACGAGTGGATGAACTCTAATGCTGACGCTGTTTTCTCTATGGCGTTGAACTGGGCACTTTGCTACAACTCGACCTTTATCAAGCTCGTGTACCGCAACGGTATTCAGCCCTATATGGTTGAGCCGGGTGCTATGGGCGTACTGCGTGAGGACGTTACTGGTTTAGACCGTCAAGAAGCAGTACTGCAAACCTACTACATTACCAAGTCTGAACTGTATAACCGCCTCTATAGCCACCCCAAGCGAGAAGAAATTGTGGCTCGAGTCAATGCCGTACAGCATGAGCGTACCGAAATTCCTGAAGCAATGGACCGAATCATTACAAGTTCAGTCACGCCTACCATTTACGGTAACGTCAACATGGATTTAGGAGGTATGAACAAGTACAAGCCTACTGTAGCCGAGGATACTGTTGAGATGCGGGAGCTTTGGGTATGGAATGACGATACCGAAGACTACCAGTGCGTCACGATTGCTGACCCAGATGTGGTGATTTATGACCGTCCGGGCGAATCCTTGTTCCTAAAAGGCGAATTACCATTCATTCAGATAGCTCCAAACCCCCAGTACGACTACTTCTGGGGTCAGTCTGAAGTGCAAATGCTCATTTTCTTACAGCAAATGCGTAATAAACGGATGACAGAGATACTAGACTTGTTGTCTAAACAAGTCGCCCCACCAACCGCATTGATTGGCTTTACAGGAATTCTCGATGAAAAGAACTTTGCCCTCAATCGAGCAGCTGGACTTCTCGCAACCGATAGTCCAAATGCCAAAATCGAACAGCTTGCCCCGTCCATACCTAACGATTCATATAGGGAGATTGCTGAAATTGATGCTATGTTCGCAGAGGCTTCCGGCATCAGTTCTGTTCTACAAGGACGAGGAGAATCAGGGGTTCGCAGTGCTGGACACGCAAGCCAACTTGCCCGTTTGGGTTCATCCCGAGCCAAAAAGCGAGCATTGATTGTTGAAGACGCCTTAGAAAAGGTGGCAACCTTGTATCTCAAGCTCATGCAAGTCTATGACAACACCCGATACGTGGATGACCGTGATATTCCGTTTATTGCTAACCAATTTACTGGCGATTACGTTGTTAAAGTGGACGCCCACAGCAATAGCCCTATCTTTACCGAGGATTTGCGGACATTGGCATTTAATTTATTTCAAGCCCAAGCGATTGATAGAGAATCTTTGCTTGACTTGCTAGAGCCACCAATGAAACAATTACTCATAGAGAAGTTGCGGATTCGTGAGCAAAAAGAAGCTGAAATGGCTGCAACACAAGCAGCACAACAGCCTCCAGCTGCACCACCACCCGCACCTGAAATGCCAACGGAGGAATAATATGGCTGCAGACGCACCGATTAGTGGAATTTCCCAGACAGTAGGTCCTCAAGACCAACCCCGTCTTAGCGCCCGTTCTCTAAGTACTGGCGAAAGACCAGCAGCACTAGGCATGACAAGAACGATTGCTCGTCAATCACCAGTTTCTCAACCCCGTAGTATGCGTAACTACACAAGGAGATAAGCATGATGTATGGTCGCAAAATGATGCGTGGTCGCAAAACCCGTAGATAATTCACGTGAGGTGCTCCCGGTGGAGAGTCGATTCCACCAACTAATTTGTGCAAAATTATTTTTTTTGTTATAAAGCGAAGTAAGTACTTACAAAGGTATATTTATGGCGATGGAAGAAAAATTAATGGAGCTAATGGCAGCGGGGCAAAAAGGTCCACGCAAGATTAGCGAAATTGAAATTAAAGCCGAGGAAAAAAATGATGACGAGGAAGAAGGCGGTATGGACGCCGAAGAAACCCCTCCCATGGCTTCCCCTATGTCCACCCCAGAACCCAAGATGGGCTCCAAAGAAGGAGCCATGATTAATATTCAAATGGCACTAGACTTGTTGCAACAGTCTTTGCCCGCTATCGGTAGTGAGTCAAAAGAAGGTATGGAGCTAACCAAAGTGATTGGTAGCCTGTCTAAAGCCTTCGGTCAACGTGAAGCCAAGACCCGTGAGTTGATTCCAGCCGAAATTATGCAGATGATTCAATCATTGCCTCAAGCTGGCGGAGCAACACCCGAACAGCGAGTAGCAGCATTAGCCCCGATTCCGGGAACACAACAACCACCAATTCCAATGTAAGGAGTAACTATGGAACTGTTTAAACCTCGTGGAGCTGCAGCACCCCGTCGTCCAACCGACAACTCGCAGCAAAACGGTCAGATTACTAATACACCACGCTATAGTCAGTTTGGTGGATTAGACACCGCAAGCAAGATTGGCAAAAAGAATCAATATGCTATCGTGCCTCCCGGTGATGGTAAGAAAGTAATTTAATTTTAAAAGGGGATTAATTATGTCATTAGAAGATTTGAGTTTAGAAGCCCGAGACGAATTGGCAGCGTTAGCTAAGAAATTAGCTGACAACCCCAAGACTCGTAAGGAATTTTTACGTTTGACTAAATCAGTCAACCCAGACCTTCCTATTCCAGAGCTTGAGATTGAAGACCGTACTACAACCGCATTAGACCAAATGCGTGCGGAGAACGAATCTATCAGAGCAAAGCTGCGTGAAAAAGAAGCAATGGAAACCTTAGAAAAACGCAGAAATGCCCTTATGAAGAAAGGCTTGGTTCAGTCTGACGATGACATCTCACAAGTGGAAAGGGTCATGCTTGATAAAAAGATTGCTGACCATGAAACTGCTGCTGAGTATTGGAACTGGATGAAGCAAAGCGCTGAACCAACAGCGTCTAGCTACCAGCCCAATACCATGAGCAAGTGGGATTTGAGCAAGTTTATGAAGAACCCTGTCGGTGCAGCAAGGGATGAAGCGTTCAAGGCTTTACACGAATTGCGTAAACCAAATCGTCCGATAGGTCTGTAATGGGGATTTATTTTTTTAATTTTGGAGAATAGCTATGCCAATAGGCGGAGGTATTATTCCAGCAACAGGGTCAAGTCAGTATAACGAACTTACTTACGTAACTCGTCGTGCCTTTATCCCCAAGCTGGTCGTACAACTTTATAACTCGACTCCACTATTAGCTGCTCTACTGGCTAACAGCCAACAAGCAACTGGTGGTGTGTCGTCCGTAACCGTACCCGTACAAGGGT